GAGCATTTTGTGCGATGGCATCCAATGCCGCACTGTATTTCGCATATTTCTGTACAGTTGCGCCGGACACATGATACTCCCTTCCCAGCCGGGCCGCTGTTCGCCGGCCGCTCTCTTCATCTATTGGGCGGCCTCTCCCCACAGTGATGTTGGGATTCGGACGGTACTGATTATAGCCATTCCTATTTCGCTGTACTTTCTTTTCCGCTTCATATTGTTTCCCAATCAGATATTTCCTGGTTTCTTCTGAGATGTTGCGGCGCCCGAGTTGGTTCGCACAGATCCAGGCGATGGCAGCATCTCTGTTTGGGAAATCCAGCTCCTTGACTCCATAAGGAATGCGCATTTTGTTGCATATTTCATAGCGATTATGGCCGTCGAGAATGGTATCATTCCATGCGATGATATCTTCCCGGCATCCTTCCATGACCAGATTCAGCTCCAGCTGCCGGTATTCCTCCCGGCGAAGTGGACGAATCAAGTTTTTGAATTCCGGATCGATGTTAAGCTGCCTAAATGCTTTCTCTGTCATGTAGCCTCCTGCGTTCCAGCTGTTTCACGGTTTTGAGGGAAAAATATGCGACCCGGTTGATTTGATCGATCTCACCGGTCAGCTGGTAATTAAATCTCAGGTCAAAGCCACCGAGCAGTTCGGAAAAGTTTTTTATAAGGATCGTACTATAGAATTCTATAGACTGCTGGGATGTGCTTGACATCCGAACCTTGTTTGCGGTCCCGCCTGAAATAGGTTTATCCGATCCGAGAACGGCGATATACAGTTCTTCAGGGTTTACCAGGAATTGCACATACGCAGGATTCTTCAAGAGACGAATCGTTTGCCTGTGGATTCGAATCCGGTTTCGCGCAGGGTCCAGCGTTAAGTAAGCCTGCAATTGATTTTCATGATTCATGTCCTTGTCCTCCCAAAACGGACTTACGATCAGTATCAGAGGCAGCCTCGTCTGACTGCTCTGATGCAGCAGGAGCGATGTTATCGCGCAACCCATATACAGCATATCCTTCAAAAATGTCTACCTGCATAGATTTCTGGTGTTCCCGGAACGGGAGTCCAAACTGCGTCTTCCAGCCCTCCGGAAACACGGGAGTTCGAGAAGACTTGGGCTTCTGGCCGTCTTTTTGCACCCGCTGATACACTTCGGTCGCTGTGAGATCAAATGCGATGAGCCACTCATCCTTGGCATGGATTATCCGCCCGAGGAGTTTATATCGATAGTCCAGATTCCAGCCCATCAGTGAAAACACTTTGGCGAAAAAAATCTTGCAGGTGATCTGTTTCGGTTTACGTCTGCCGGAGCCGTTGGTGCACCAGGCGCAGGCATCCCGATCTTCCGCCCGACAGGGACGGATCGCCAAGATCCTGCTCTCTTGATTGACCAGTACCTGCACATAATCAACCTGTGGGAAGCGGTTTAGGCAGGCGGTATTTACATAAAATTTGTAATTGTTAAAAGTTACAGACGGCTCATTAATATGGGCGAAGAACTCACGGCGTACTACTTGGTAGCCATCGTAGTTAAAGTCACCGGCCATCTCCAGGACCTCATCACTACTGCTGTTTGCAGGAGAAACTGCCGGTTCCGCTTTTTCTAATTCAGCAGACGGAACAATATCCAAATGCCTGTCCTCCAGGGAACGAAGCATTCCGGCGATTACGCCGCCGGCATTTTCCCGACTTTCTTCGGACATTTAGGATTCCTCCTTCCCGTGCTGACCGAGTTCCTGACAGATATAATCACGCAGCACATCAAATCCTGTCACGCGGAGTTTCTGCCCGGTTTCATACAGTTGGCCCTCCATGCGGATTTTCCAGTCTTCCTCACTCTGATCGCAAACGGGCGGGAAAGACTGTTGGTGGAGGTAATATTGCTTGCCAAAAGAGCCGATCCACTCCTCCGGAACAGCCCGCACCCGTTTGCCGGAGACAGAAAGGGGCTGTACAGGTTCCTTCGCCTGCTCCGTGCTTTTTGGGCCGGAAAGCAGGTACGATTTAATAAACGCTTCCGCATCATTGACATCAAAAATATACGCAGATTCAGTTTCGGTTTGAAATAGCGCTCCGGCGATCCGGTATTTTAAATCCGGACTCCAGCCGAATAACTGAAAAAGTGTTTCTATATAGGCCGCACCGGCAATATCCCTGGGCTGATACTTTCCGTCTGACAGCTTGGAAAACACGACTGCGTTGCGGCTGCTTTTCGCCGCTGTACGGACGGCGAACTTCATCTCCACAGGGTTGACCAGCAGCTCCACATGGTTGTCTTTCCCAAAAGACCGAACACATGTGGTGCTGAACTTGATCCTCTTATCTTGAAACAGTACATAGGGACGGTGATAATTATCAAAGAATTCACTGCGGGCGATTTCAAAGCCTCTCATATCAAAATCTCCCGGAACCAATGTGATGCTCGAGGGCAGGGATGCATCCGCCTGCTGCTCATCGGGTGGATGGATACTGGCGGACGCTTGGTAATAATCCGACGGCTTGAATCCAGCCCAGCGGAGATTGATGGTCACAAACCCTCTGAGCAGGCCGCTGTCGATTACCCGCAGCTCCGGGAGGATGGAGCGGTTGCCATACTTGGAGTTGTTCAGAAGATGCTGAACCGCAATGAAATCATCTCTGGAAACGATGCCCTCGTGGTGGTTCCGGTAAAGGCTCTGGGGCCTGTCCCCACGATTCTTTCTGGCCTTGTGGTTCAGATAGTTGGGGGTGAAGGTCTTCCGGGTCAGCACATCCCCGCAATGCCGCTCATTGCGAAGGACCTGGACAATGGAGTTGGATGTCCACTTGACATTCCCCAGATAAGTCTTCCTGCCCAGCTCGGTGAGCGCCGCCGCAATGTCGGAGGTGGAATATCCGTACAAATACATATAGAAAATGAGTTTTACTGTGGGAGCTTCGTCCGGGTTGATGACCAGGTTTCCATCTGCGTCGTGAGAATACCCCAGCAGCTTGGGCGTCAATGGCAGACCTCCGTCCAGCCGCATCCGCAAGGAGGTCTCCATGCTTCGGCTGCGGATGTGGGACTCCTCCTGAGCCATGGTGGCCTGAAAAGAAAGCGCCATCTGGGAATCGTCTTTGAGGGAGAAAATGCACTCACTCTCAAAGAAGACCCCGACGGGACTGGGCAGCTCCGCAAGCATACGAACCATGCTGATACAGTCCACCACATTCCGTGCAAAGCGAGACACGCTTTTGGTAATGATCATATCGATTTTCCCGCTGCGGCAATCGGCGATCATGCTGTTGAACTCGTCCCGATGAGCCAGAGAAGTCCCGCTGATTCCCTCATCTGCATAGATTTTGACCAATGTCCAGTTGGGATGATGCACAACAAAATCCTCATAGTATTTCTTTTGCAGCTCATAGGAGGACGTCTGCTGGACATTGTCCGTGGAGACACGGGCATACACGGCGACCCGCTGCCTTATATCATTGTCGTAATAGTCAATAGGCTTTTTGGCCGGAATGAATTCATAGTTCTCCGGGTCAACTTTTGTGTTGATGCGCCGGCGGACCCGTTCTTTTCGTTCCGCAAGCTGTTTTCGTGTGGACTTGTCAATCATGCAGCATTTCCCTCCGGGGTTCGTCATCAGGGAGTATCTTCCAACCGGGATTTGGCAAAAAGTACAGGTCGTGTAGATCCTCTTGATAATAGGAAGCCAGCGTATAAATATCCTCCGAAACGAAGTAAACGCCCACTGGCTTTGGGAGTGCTGCCAAGAGGCGCGTACAGAAAGAGAGTTCGGAGAGTTTCTTCGAGATATTGCTTGCTTTCTGGGTAATGATCAGATCGACCTTTTCATCGTAGCAGTCTTGAAGGAGCCTTGACCATTCCGGGGCGCTCTCCATATTGGGCGCAGTGCTGCCCTCGTCCACATAGAAACCGACAAACATCCAGTTTGGGCAGAGAGCCAGTGTGTCAAGAAATTGCTTTTTATGAGCTGAGAGATAGTCCTCATAGCGGGTCTGGTTAAAGTAGCGGATGTATACCGCCACACGGTAATGTGTTTTGGGAAGCGGGCGTTCCCGCTTGATTTCCTTTAACCAGGCACGATGTTCCGCTAAAAGGGTGTTTCGTTCCGTTTCCCTCTCCAGCAGGAAATCAAATGAGGGCATAACTTCCTGCTCTGACTCTCTATTTTGAACGGTCAGATCTGACATATTTGCTCCCCCTGTGTTATTTCTCTTCCAGGCCATTATATAATCTGCAGACTAATAACAAAATCGACCAGAAGTCAACACCTTGACTTCTGGTCGATAGATGAGAAAAAAAGAAGCGAGCCGGCAATTCCAGCTCGCAATTTTTCAGGTATTGTCATCCCGTCTGGCCATAGTGGATTTCAACTCACGAACAATCTTCAGGATGGAATCCAGCTCCTTGGGAGAGCAGTCGGCCAGCAGCTCGTCAAACTCGCTCTGGTATAGGCTTCTCACCTCCGGCACATCGGGCCGAAGGAGGGAATCAGCAGATACTTGCAGGGCTTCGATGATTCGGATAAAAGTTTCCAACTTCATGCTCGTCTTGCCTTTTTCGATATTGCTGATATGCGGCAGCGAGATATTGGCCTTCGCTGCAAGATCGGCCTGGCTCATCCGGCGATTGATCCGCGCATCTCGAATACGGGAGCCGACTAACTGGCTCTCGGTCAAATCATGTTCCGTCATCGGCTTCCCCCCTCAAATATATTCTCCAGATTATCTATTTCTAAGAGTATATCAACTTGAGGTGAAATTGATATAAGGCCGAGTTGATGATATAATCTAAACACTATAATAAGACTGCAAAATTTTTTTGGAGGTCTTATTATGAGCCTGAACTACAAAGTCATTGGAAAACACATCCGTGAAGTCCGCCAGCGCAACCACCTTTCGCAAGCGATGCTCTCTGAACTGGTGGATAAAACGCCATCTTACATCAGCTACATAGAGAGCGGAATCAAGAGCATGAGCCTTGACACCTTTGTGCTTATCGCCAATGCCTTGGGAGTATCTCCCGACCGGCTTTTGATGGAGCAAGTCACTAGCACTGAACGGTGCGCCAACAAAGAAATCGCTCTACTCCTTTCGGATTGCAGTACCTATGAGATGCTGATTCTCCTGGATGTTATAAAATCGTTGAAAGCTTCCTTGAAAGAGCATCAAGGCAGATACGGTAAACCAGACAACTTTGATTTTACCGTCTGAACCTGAGAAAGCAATCAACCGGAAGTCACGAGCATTGACTGCCGGTCGATCTATGCCAGTAAAGCTGGATATATTTTTGGAACAGTGGATATGTTTTTGGAAAGTCCCGGATATGGGTCTTCCGAGTTGGTATAATGAAAAAAGAAAGGTGGAATGACCAATGATCTATTACACAGGTGATATCCACGGAGACCCCTATGAGGTCATACAGTTTTGCGACAGCAAGAAACTGACAGAGCAGGATACTCTGGTTCTGCTTGGAGATGTAGGAGCGAACTACTACCGAAACCGGCGAGACACAGAGATGAAGAAAGTTCTTACCGCCGTAAAGCCGACGATGCTCTGCATCCACGGCAACCATGAGATCCGACCGGCCAGCCTCCCTTCCTATCGGACGAAGCAGTGGAACGGCGGGACAGTCTGGGTAGAGGAAGCCTTTCCCCGTCTGCTGTTTGCTATGGATGGTGAGATCTTTAATCTGGAAGGTCTCCGACACTTGGTCATCGGCGGAGCTTACAGCGTGGACAAATTCTACCGGCTGGCCAGAGGTTACGGCTGGTGGCCGGATGAGCAGCCTTCCCAGAAGATCAAGGACAAGGTTGTCCAGACACTGGATACCTGCGGGTGGCAGGTAGATACCGTCCTCTCCCACACCTGTCCCTATCCGTATGAGCCGCGGGAAG